TTACAGCTCGTGATGCAGGTAATCGCTCATTCGCGAGAACACTCCGCCTTTATTGATGCTTTCGAGGGTGACCAGCGGATAGTGCCCCACCACCTTGTCGCCGTCATACAGTGAAATCTCGCCAACCCGCTGATTGGCGGCGATCGGCGCCTCAAGATCCTTCTTATCCAGCACATATTTCGCTTTAATGCGCGACACTTCCGCCTTCGGCAGGGCTAACCAGAAATCCTGATCGGTGCCGAGCTTAATCTGCTCTTTATCGCCGTACCAGATACGCTCGGTGCCGACCTTCTGCCCCTTCTGCAGCACCTGCACGGTGTCGAAGTTCTGCTGCCCCCAGTGCAGCAGTTTAGCGGCCTGCTGCTCGCGGCCTTTCGGACTGTCCGCCCCCATCACCACGGCGATCAGCCGGCGCTGGCCATCCACCGCCGAGGCGATCAGGTTGAACCCGGCGCCCGAGGTGTGGCCGGTTTTCAGGCCATCGACGTTCATGGTTTTATCCCACAGCAGACCGTTACGGTTTTGCTGGGTGATCCCGTTCCACGTCAGGCTTTTCTGGCTGTACATGTGGTAGACGTCTGGTTCGCCATGAATAATCGCCCGCGAGAGCACCGCGAGGTCATAGGCCGAACTGTGCTGGCCCGGAGCGTCGAGGCCGTGGACGGTTTCGAAATGGGTGTCCCGCAGGTGCAGTTTTTCGACATACTGATTCATCAGGGCGACAAACTGCGGCTGGCCGCCGGCGACATAGTCGGCCAGCGCGACGCAGGCGTCGTTACCGGAGTCGACAATCAGCCCACGGCTGAGGTCGCGAACGCTAACGCGATCCCCTGGCTTTAAGAACATCAGCGATGATCCGTCGAACACCGGGTTGCCCTTCGCCCAGGCGTCTTTACCCACGGTGACGATATCGTCAAAGGTGATACGATGGCTGTCGATGGCGCGATCGACCACGTAGCCGGTCATCAGTTTGGTCAGACTGGCAGGATTTCGCTGCTGATGTTCGTTACCCGCGGTCAGGACCTGACCGGTGGTGTAATCCATCAGCACCCAGGAGCCAGCCTGAATGGAAGGCGGCGCGACCGTAGCAGGTAAGTCGACGGCAAATGCGCAGGAAACGCTCGAAGCGAGCAAAGATACAGCAATAAACAAACGGCCTTTCAACGGCATATCCTCTAGATTTACAGATCCGCCGTCCTTTTTACGGAACTTCGCGTTTCATATCAGGGTTTAATTGCAAGAAAATATGACACAGCAGAGGAAGTTGCTTGCCGCGACCCTTCTGATGACCGGGCAAATCGTTTACCATACCGGTCGCACGCCACCACGGATAATGAACAGACTATGCAAGATAGCGTCAACCAGCCCGGATTTTTATTCCACGACTACTAACATCAAACAGTAATCAACTGTTTTTAATGTACATATAAAAACATTGCAGTTGATAATGTACTAACTTATGTACTCATTTTTCTATTCAGTCGCGCGGTACCAGGACTGCCAACGGTAAATGTTGGTGCGAAGCTCCTGCCCGCACTCTGCTGTCTGAATATCATTCTGCAAATCGGCGTTACTATCGGAACCTGCGTTACTTAGTTTGCATGGCGGGTTCATCAAATCCGGGGATATTGTTGGCCGCGTCGATTGCTCGCTGGCGCAGCTGCACAGCAGCAGGATCAAACTGGCACTTAGTATGATTCGGGTCATTGACATATTTCACCACATCACGATAAACAGTACGATAAATCACTTTGGCTTCAGCTCTCGCTGTCGCCGCCTTCTGTTCGCCAGCCGCTACCGCCTTTTCCTGCTTCTTTTCACGCGTCTTCGCCTGGCTATTCATTTGCTCTGAATGCGCGTACCAGCCTTTCAGATATCCCGACCAGAAAACGCCGGCGACCAGCGCCAGCGATACCCCAGCAATAAGCAATTTTGCTTTGCCATTCATTCGTAAAGCCCCCAGCACGTCAGCGCACTTTCCTGATCGCGGCGGTCAACCTGCCCGTAACAGCCGTTGGCCTGCCCTTTCGTTAACCGGCAATTCCGGCCGCCATCGAACACCCAGCGCCGGATCTCAGCACATGCCCCTTTGCGGTCGCCGGCATTCAGTTTGCGGTAGAACGTTGAGGGGAAGCACTTACCGGGCCCGATGTTGTACGGGCAGAAACTGGCAATGCCGACTTTCTGCGGAGGTGTCAGCGGCACGTGCACGTTCTTTTCAACCCACGCCAGCGCCTTATCGCGCTCGATGGCGTTAACCTGGCCGCACTTTGCCTGCGTCAGCCGCATACCTTGAATGACGGGCCTACCGTCCACACGCGTGGCCCCGCGGCAAATGGTCCAGATGCCAGAGCCGTCTTTATAGGCGGTGAGACTGCTTCCCTCTTTCTCAGTCAGAAACTGGTCCATCAACACCGGCGCTGAAGCGCCAGCGGCCAGAAGCGCCAGCATCGCAGCGCTGAACTTAGCTTTGTTGCTCATAGTCGCGCGCCTTTCGCCGGTCATCTTTTATTTTGAAATAAAGGTTGGTGAAGTAGGTCAGCAGACCGAAAACGATACTGGCAAGAACGCCGATCGCCGCCCACTGGCTGGGGCTTACTTTATCGAGGAGCTGGAGCAGCCAGTAACCACCACTGCCAATAGATGTGACGTAGGAGGCTCCCGCCGCTACGTCTGATAGGTTGTTCATTCGCATGCCTTACCCCCGCGGGGTTCACTGTGTAGTGATTCGAGGGTAAGGCACTGAACCGGTCGGAATCCTGACTTTAGAACTCAGGTGCGTATAACCCATTAACATTAATGGTCGCACCGGCATCATAAAGGTAATCTGGTTTAACCAACATTCGACTTAAGTTAATTGAAACCCATGGGTTTTGGTCATTAACAGTAATGCTACAGTTAATCCTTGTTGTTTCTGCACTTGGGCAAAATAAAGAAACACTAGCGGCCACTCTAGAGCCATCATCTGAACCATAATAACTTACTGATGGGTATGCAAGAGTGTTTCCATGGGTTATCAATGCAACGCCAGGTGAAACAATTGATACAGATAATGCACGTGATAACCATCCGGGAAGAGATCCTCCTTTAGATGCTCTCATTTCTCCTGTTACAGTATTTAAAACGAAAGATACATCTGCGTACAATACAACCCTTATCTTATAATCGGTTCCTGAATTAAATGGTTCTACTGTTAATCTAAAACCCTGCTGGACCATATTTCTTGTTATACCAGCTGACATGGTAAACCAATAAGCCGCTTTATCAGCGATTGTAAATTCAAGCGAATTCCCATCCTCTGAAGTATCAACCTTGTTGATATTAGCGGGCCGCCATGTTCCGGTGTCATTATCTTTATATAATAAAGCCCATTTGTTTATTGAGCTCGCCCATCGTACCGAAGCAACACATTGTGCAGCCCTGGACCATGGAGCAACAAAGTGATTATATTGTGCAAGATCGACATTAGTTTTATAGTTTTCAGCCCCACCAAAAGAAGACCATAGACCTCGAGCGCCCTCTCGCCCCATCAGATTGTAGCCCTTCTGAGTGTAATGAACACCTTCTGGACCAACATTACCATCACGTAAAAGGAAAGAAGGACAGCCATCAAAAACTGTCAGCATTTTTTCACGGCCATTACATACGTAACGTTGAGCATTCTGAATGGTAGCCCACGAATACTCTGGGCGATTGACAGGGCAGCCAACAGTAAAATTACAAAACCGGGTCAGTCCGACATCTGCATTCACATCTGTGAAAAGTTGAAGTAATGCCCCTCTGTATTCATCAAATGTTGTAAGCAATTGCTGGTTGGTTTCACCTTGGTGAAAAGCCATAAACGTTGCGCCAATTGGCAGTCCCTGAACAGCCATTCTGGCTTTAGCGGCGGCCACACCAGCCACCATTTTCCCGTAATAATCTGCATTCCCCGTTGCATATCCCTTTGAAAGTTGAGCTATCGATGTTGCCCCCCTTCCGCAGTGAACAATAACAACACCTCTTCCTGTAAGGCGGTACCATTCATTGCAGAATTCTCCCCACGCATGACCGGAAGATGCAACACCTGAAGAGCTAACAATATTCTGAATAATCGGCTTTATGGTTCCATCGGTGAAATCATACATCAGAGAGCGCTCAAGAGGCGGCGGGAAACCTGAAGTATCTCCTGATAATATAGCCTCACCAGCTGAGTTAGATTGACCGTAGGTAATAACAACATCATAAACGTCAGCTGCACGTTCAAGGTGTTTTGTCTTTCGTGTATTTCCAGCCACATCAACGGCAGGCACTCCTGCAATAACAGCTGTCGTATCTGTTTTCGCAAGCTCAATAAGTACGTCTGCTGCGCTACCGCTTTCAGGTAAAACCATTATCGGGTTACCTGATGAATCGTAAGCATGGATTTTATTCGCTCGGCGAGGAGCTGAAGGCAAAACAGGAATTGAACTCTCTGGAACGCGTAGCACTTTATTCAAACTCACACTGAGAATGGTATCCGCGTATTTTTTTGTCACTGCATCATTTGGGTTTACTGGGTCGCCGAGATTAGCGATACGATACCCTTTAGCGTCAAACGGCCCCCCCAGCAGTGGCCTTTGCAAGGTCAGGCCAAGATATAAGAACGCCTGCTGAATTGCCATCCACAGTCTGTCAAAATCTTTGTTGACGGTATCTGCCAGTAAGTCCCCGTTATCCTGATAATCCGTTAACCGAAACGTCGGAACAACACGCTGCAACATAACGACAGCTCCATTTGCCGGAGGCGTCAGAAAGGTGATGTCACCACCATCTTTATTTCCAACCCCCGCGACAGAATACCCACTGGTAACAATATTTCCGTTTATGCTTACCTGTAGATCGCTGGCACTAATGATATAGAACTGGTACGTAAAAACGGTTGTTAATCCATTGGCTGTATAGATGTTATAGGGTGTCTGGTTCGGTACCGACATATCAGGAACTCCGGCGGCTAGTAATCCACGACGACCATGTGATCGCCATCATTAGGCTGCCAATGTTCCCGCGCCTGCGCGGTCGGAATCCCGACTAATTTACCAATGCGCACAGGTGTAGCGCCGATCGCCCCGGACCCCGAGTCGATATAGTCATCGGGTTGGTTTGTTAGAGCCGGGTTAAAGTCGCGCATTTGGTCGTACATCGGGCCGTCGAGCACGTCGGTATGCGCCCACAGGAACCGGGACGACAGCGGCGCTTCGAAGGCGTCGAGAATGCGTTTCTGCTTGTTGGTGACGCTGAACTCTTCCCGCACGCCGCAGCCGGTACCCTTCAGCGCCTGAATCAGCAGCTTTCCTGCGAAACTGCCGGGACCGTTGACCTCGACGCAGACCAGTGGGATCTGGTATTTCAGCACCAGCTCTTTAATTTGCATCACCTGGCCGCCGGTGATTTTGTCGTTGTCGTCAAACTCTGCCAGCTCACCAGTTAACCCCCGGCAAACATGCCAGTAAAGATGTCCGCGGACGTCGGTGAAATAAGGGAAAATGCCGAGGCATCGGCCTTAACCTTGCCGGTGGCCACATCCCACCAGGCGACAGCACCGACGATTTGCGTCTGGCCCAGCCACATCGAGCAGGAACGGTTCGCGTAGCGAATTTCAGGCTGGACGTTGTACTCGCGGATACGTTCGGGGTCGAGACGAACATCACCAACCGGCTTACTATGCAGCTGGTACTGGCTATCCCATTCGTTAATGGTGCGCGTTTCCCTGCGGCGCTTTTCCATTTCCTCACGGGTAAAGCGCTCCGGCCATTCGCAGCCAGCATAGAAGTCGATAAGCGCATCAGGGGCTGCGGCAAACTCTACACCGTTGGCGGTGAGCTGATAATCAACGCCCTCGACAAGCAGCCGCGCCGCCTTATGGATGCCAACGAAAACATAATCTGGCCGGAATGGAATTTCGTAGCGCAGCTGCGTGGCGTCTTTCGCTTCGATGCGGTGTTCATCGCGGAATAACTTAATGGTCAGACAGTCGGCGCCTTCGGCCTCTTTCTCGTCGTACAGGCTATCGTGGGTATGCGGTGTACCAATAAACAGTTTGCGGCCGCCGGGGATCAGGATGTGGGTTTGCTCGCCGAGTCGGTACCGGAGCTTTTCGCGCGCTTCTGGCGTCTGGATGTTGCGCGGCACTTCTACGTCATCGTTCTGGCATTCATTGGCGCGTGCGGAGGTGACGTTAGACAGAATGCCTTTTGCGTACATGCTGCCGTTACGCAAATCCAGTGCGCCATTTACCCACCATTGCTCGACAGTACCCTGCCCGTCCGGCAGCATACCTTTAGTCAGCGGGTGATTGCGCAGTACGTTCTGGGTATCGCGGCTGGTTTTATACGCTGTGCCGTCGGATTCAGACTGATGCAGGATCCGGTATTGCCTGTCCTGATAATATCGCCAGGCGTTATACACCGCGAGGATGGTAGATTTACCAAAGCCACGAAAACAGCGAAGCACCGCGAGATCGCCGCGATGCTCCAGCCAGTGGCAGGCGCGATAGTGGCAGTCGGGAACATCCCAGTTCATCCGCTCCGCCCACATCAGGAAGAACGCGAGGAACGAGATCATTTCTTACCTTTCTGCAAACGCTCGATAATGGCGGCCGCTTCGCGTTCGGCTTTCGATACCCGCTGGCCCAGCTCGAACGCTTCATCATCCTGCCCCGGATTGTCTGAAGGGGTGCCGCCTCGAGTCTGCATGCCGATAAGCGAATGCACTTTGATAAGTAGCGTCAGCGATGCCGCCGCGTTCTTCTTATCCCAGTAGCGATCGCCGCGCTCGTCCTTCGTCAACTCACTCACTTTCTTATCAGCACCGGGCCAGTTAGCCGGATCGGCCTCCTGCAGCACCACATCGGTTAATTTATCGGTCAGCGCGGTAAGGCGAGTTTTGTAATCTGAATGCATAAAAAGCCCCGTGGTTATCCATCGGGCTATGATGTATGCTTTTCGAGGTCGGAATCCTGACTATCACAAGGAGCATAAGAATGAAAAAACTAATACCTTTATTGCTAATTTTTCCCTTTGTTGCCTTTGCCTCCCCAGATTTAGTTGAGGATTCAGGATATATCGTCCCAATATCAGGCCTAGGAATACCAGTTACTAATCCGTATACCGACTATAAGGTCATTAATAGTATCGACAATGGTAAAAAAATTGAAATCCATGTAGCTGTATTACATTTGCGAACCTATAAAGAAAACGCAGATTTTAGTGAATCCAATACTCACTATGTGGAAGGAAGTAAAACCTTATCTAGTTACGACACTAATGTTTACACAGCCGATTTTATAAAATTCTCCTCAGAAGCTGCTCTAAACTCAACAAAAGAAGACTTAAAAAAATTATATTGTACGCCTGACGGTTTTTACCCGATTTCATCTCAAGAACGGCTATTCTACGAAACCCGAAAAGAAAATAAAAAAATAATGCTCAATTACTACAGTGATTCAGGAAAAACCCTCATGTTTGGGTTTGGGGTTTCTCCAGAATCATGTAAATCGAAATAGCTATCGCATACCGGGGTCTACCTGGTTAATCAGCGGTGCAATCCAGAAAAGGTTATTACCCGGCAGTAACGTACGCACGCTATGCAGCACACGGTCGCCAGCGTCGCCATTCAGCACGCCGGCGGTCACATCGGTTACAGTATCCAGCAGGCCAAAAGTTGGCCCAAGCGCAGAACCGATAAAGCCGCGGCTGGCGTACCGGGACTGCGTACCGGTGCCGAGTAACGGCCCTAACCCTATCATCCCGCCGGATGCCTTTTCCGCCATGTTGTTATATTCCATCAGTGGGCCAAGGATACCAGAACGGTCTATGCCCTCGAGAACCATCTTCTGCGGCGTGAAATCAACTTCCCTGCCGTTAGCCGCCTGCTTAAGCGCATAGGTCAATGAGCCCAGGCCAATCTGGAAGGCAGTGCCGTAATAGAACTGCGCGGTACCTTCCTGCAGGCCGCCTAGCGTTGCGCGGTTATAGGATGCCGTAGCAAAAGACTTAAACTGGAATACGGTTTTCCCCAGCGGGGTGCTGGCCCACAGCGGGGTATCACCGATCCCCGGCGTGATAACGGTATTGTTTACATCCTTCAGCACAGCAGATTGCAGCAGGCCAGCGGCGTACTGATCATCCCATTTTTCGAAATTGCCGATATGCCAGCCCTGAATAACTTCGCCGTGCTTCTGAAATTCTCGCTGGATGCGTTCGGCCATCTTCTCATTGATACCGAGTTTTGCCAGGCGCTTCGCAGGGAACGCGCCGGACAGAATACCGTCGGACGTGATCATGCCATTTACCGATTTGTTCATATCGTCAAAGTGGCCCATCATGGTCAGCTTGCCGAACACATCGGTAATACGTTCCATACCAGCTTCTGCAGCTGTCGTACGCGAAGAGCTATCGACCAGATCCCCCATCGTACGCGCGCGCGTGTGCAGTATGGTTTCCAGCCCAACTGCCATTTTCTTTTGCTCTGCACGGCTGGCAAGGTAAGCCGGTGAGCGGGTGATCAGCGCGCCATATCCACGCATGGTATTGCTGAAGCCGTTAACCATCATGCCGCGCGCCAGATCCGGGATAGCGGATACCGTCATGCCGCCGAGTTTCGTTACAAAGTTAGCGCTACGCAGGAAAGCACCAGCACGAACGAAAAATGATGATGGGTCATCCGGCATACCGTAGGTACCGACGAGGCGATCGCGAAGCGCCAGAATATCGCGCAGGTCGGCTTCACGTGCTTTCGCCAGCTTTTCCTGTTCCGCCGGGCGTAAACGCATTAGCGCGTCGTACTCGTCCTGGATGGCGGCGAGCTGCGAATCCAGCGACTTGTTGCCAAAGGTGCGGGATAATTCGATTTCTGCCGAGGCTTCGCGGATATGACGCTGCAGGACGTAGTTAGCGTCGCTCTCCAGATAATCTTTCATCAGGCGATCGGGAACGCTCAACGTACGCGATTTAGTGCTGCCCGGCGCTTTCACCATAAAGACGTTGGCAAACTCCTGCGGAATTTTGGCCCCAACGATACGGTTGATAGTGGTATCGGCGGCGATTTCGGCATCTTCGCGGGACATGGTTTTCTCACCGCGTGACCACCAGTCAACCAGCATGTTGCGGAATTTATCGCGCTCGCTAACGATTTTCCCTACCTTGTACACGCGTGGGAAATAGCTGGTCTGTCCCATCGCTTTCAGTTCGGCATCCGGCGGAAGTAAGCCCAGTTCCTGCTGTGCTGTCTTCACGCGGTTAATGACTGTACGCATTGCCTGCGCCGCTTCCTGCACTTTCGCATTGACGTGCACGTCGCCGTTGCGCAGCGCCTCGCCAACCTGTTCACGGAAGGCCGTATAACCAAGATCACCGCCTTCGGCTTTGTACTGGGTGTATGCCTGCTTATTCGCAGTAACGACGGCCGCCTCTTCGCGGCGCCAGCCACGTACGCGCGTCTCAGCTGCAACCGGCGTTTCAATACCGCGCAGGTTGCCTTCCAGCGTGAAGTTATTCTCTGCCAGCTCCAGCGCTGTCCGGCGCGCTTCTTTTGATGGGGATTCCATCAGGCGGGTGATCGGCGTCAGATAGCTACCGGCTTTTTTAGCCAGCTTTCCGAGCGGGCCGCCAGACACTGGCGTAAGATCTTCCAGTGTAGCTTCGCGAATACGCATAGCACCGACGCTGCCACCGTTCGGTAAAGTATCCGCCAGGGCATCGGCTGCGTTGTTAATCGTTGGCGAGGCGTTCATATTATCGAGCGCCTCCGCCACTTCACGGGTGGCCGCGTTTCTTACCGACGGGGTGATCATCGCGCCAGCGGTAGCAAATACACCGCTGAGAAGTGCGCCGGCTGTGATGTGTGCGGCGCTCTCCCTTGCTGTTCTGGTGTACTGCTCGTTATTGAGCGCAACCTCGCTAAGCGCGGTACCGGCGGCGCCAATAGCAACCTGAGAACCAATACGAGCAGCCAGGCTTCCCTGCGCACCGGGGATAAACATCGATGCGACTGTGACGGGGTCTATAACCCCGGCGGCTATACTGGCTAAAGTTCCTTCAGCACCTGCTTCAGACAGCACCCGGCGGTCTTCGTTTTCATCGTCTATCTGGTTTTTAATCCAGGCGGTTTCCTCTGGGGATTTTGAATCCGCAAAGGCGGATCCCCATTGTTCGTAACCCTTTATTTCGTTTTTATCAGAATAAGGGTTATACCCCTCCGCTGGCTCGAATTGTTTAGCCGGGCGGAACATCCCGGCGAGCAGGTTATTCTGACGAAAAGCGGCATCCCATACAGACGGTTGTTGCTGCTGTGGCTCTGGGTTAGTTCCTTCAGGCAGAGATACATCAAAACCAGTTGGGGCCTGAAGAGCATTATCCATTACGCTTAGCGGTTCGTCAGATTGCGGATAGATAGGCATTATTCATTGCTCCATGAAAAGTAGTTTTTAACCCGGTTCATACGCTCATCATGCAAACGTTGATATTGCTCATCGAGCGCACGATGTTTCGCCTTAAATCCGCGTATATCTTTCCCGCGTGATATTTCCTCTTCGCCTTGCTGCTCCCGCTCCTGCTGCATTTTTTTATATGGTTCCCAGTCTTCCAATGACGGTTTCCAACGCATGAGGCGACCAAATTTATCGTAATAAGGTTGTACGCTCTCGTTACCATCTTTATCTTTCATGCGAACCATAATGGCGTAATCACCATTACGCGTGGTTAAAACATCAGGGGTAATTTCCAGTTCACCACCGATTCGGGATTCAGGTGTATTTGATGTAATAACAGGGGCTGAACCTGATGTAATTCCTAGTTGGGTCGGGCTGGTTTCAATTTTTTCTCCGCGTTCCCCGTAGGCCAAGCGCTCTTTCTCTTCTTTCCACTGCGCAGCCTGCCAACCAGAAGGCCCGTAGTTATAGAGCGCTTCAGGCGCGTATTTCATAAACTGGGTGCTGCCGTTCACATCGCTAAGACTCCAGGTACGGGCGATCTGGGTATTGGTCATCTTTTTGGCAACATCGGCATTACCACCCGAGTTGCGATAATTGATGTCATAAAGTGACTGGTAGTCGTTACGGAAATTGACGGCGTTAAGATTCTGGTCATCTGCTGCAGGACCGCCAAAGCTGTACCACGGTTTCATGCTGCTGACTGCGGAATCCATCGCGCTGGCACGCTCTTTTTTGTATTCCTTCGTGCTCTGCGTAGAAGACAATTGAGATTTCAGGGAGTCAGTCTGGTTATAGGTAACGTTCTGCGCCTGTTTCACCGCTTCGTCTGACGCCATACCGGAATCGGTAAGCTGTTTAACGGTCAGGTAAAAGCTTTGCATATCCTTTGGCATATCGCCCACTGAGGCAGGATCTGTTTCGTATAGAGCGTTAAATAAGGTCGAGCCCTGCTTAACCACGTCGGGGCTACTGGAGCGGGCGATCGCATTCAGTTGGGATGTAACTTGCGATGGGATAATGCCCGTCTGGTTAACCTGCTGCACGATAGAGTCGTGAGTGGTAGCGTCGTTAATGCGGAAGTTAAGCGCCGATGGCGTATTGTCCGCCGCCTTCTGCATGGATTTGTTGCTTGGGTCGAGTTTCTCGCCGGAGATCAGCGCGTCGTTAAAGCGGGTAGCATCACGCTGCGCCTGAATATTGGCGTTGCTCTTCTGCACCAGCGCGCTAAGTTTGCCGTAAGCATCGAGTTTCAGCGCGTAATCAGGGTCGTTTGCCTGCGGCTTCACTTTCGCCAGCTCAGCCTGCTGTTCTGCCGGGGTGACGTACTGGATAGCCTGGAATGTTCTGGCGTTATCGATCGCAATATCCAGCTGCTTGACTGCCGTCTGTCCCTGTTCACCGTACGCAAACAAAATGGTGGAGGCGTTAGGCATAGCATCCGGCACCTCGCCGTTGTACAGCTGTGCCATCGTATTATTGAGAATCGGGACAATCTGCTGGCGTAGCGCCGTACGCTGCTGTCGGATCTGTGACTCGGCGATATTGTCGATTTTGTTTACTGCTACCGGGTCGAGACCGGTTTTGTTTTTGTTGTAGCGGGAAAGCCAACCACGCGTTTCGGCTGGCAGTTGCTTAACGAAATCCGCCATTGAGATTTCGCCTTTGCGCGGGTCGCCGACTTTAGCGATCAGCTTATCAACGTTACCCATACCCCAGTTATATGCAGCGCCGGCCAACGTTTCAGACTGATATTTTTTACTGAGCTGACCGGCATAATCGCGCGCCAGTTGCGCATGCTGCACAGGATCGTCCGGGTTGTACTCTACGCCACGTTTAGACGCCAGTTCTTTCCCGGTGTCAGGCATCAACTGGAATTCACCCTGCGCGCCCGCAGGTGATGTAACAAGGCTACCATCTGCATTGCGGTGCTTACCGCCAGATTCCACCAGGCCAACGGCGCGCATATCAAGTTCGCCGGTGCTGCTGTTGACCAGCGTAAAATCGCCATTAAGCCAGCCGGTGGGATTGGTTACCGCGTAGTTCTGCGCGCGCTGCTCCAGCGCTTTTTGGTTCGCTTCTGATACCGCCGCGTCGATACGTTCCTGCGGCCAGCCGCGCGCCTGTCCATACATCTCGATCGAGTGTTTTCGCGCACTACGTATCAGCCCCGCCTGCATCGGGTTATCGTAGGCGCTGGCCTCCTGTTCAACTGAAGAGGTCACCGTCGCATTAAGCTGCTGGCGCTGGGCTTCCTCAGTCTGCGCACGCTCGAAACCGCTATAGGTACTTGTCCGGCGTACCTGCCCCGCTTTCCACTGAGCATCAAAATAGTTTAACTGGCTGGGCGGCACACGCTTACGCGCCTCCTCGTAATCGCCAGCGTCGGCCTTATCCATATCGGTGATCACACCGGACGATTTAAAGCCCTGACGCGTGACCGTGGCGCCCGTCTCCGGGTTTTCCCAGCGGTCATTAGATTTAGCTTCCAGATCGGTCAGAATAGCCTGCGTGGCCGCTACGTCGGCTTTATCCTGATCACGCTGCACCTGCTCTGCTACCTGCCCCGCAGCAGCGCCAAAACCGGATACTGCGTTACCCACAGCGCCCACATTGCTGACCGCGACGCGCGTAGGTTGTACCTGCGGTGTTACATTGCCAAAATTACCAGTTGGAATTCTCACGTTTATTACTCCGCATATAATCCGTATTTGCCAGCTTTAGCCTTTTTCCAGCCATCGTATGCAGTCCCGCCGGCGCTTAAAAGCGAACTGCCGGCGCTGATGTTTCCCGCCGTCGCCGCATTTCTGCCACTGATGCGGTCAGCCTGCGCCTGCGCCTGTAGACGGTTAGACGAATTCACACCATTAAGGATCGTCTGGTAAGCGTCCTGCTCTGCGTCTTTGGTAATGCCCGAAGTAATGCGCAGCGCGGTGCCTTCGCCAGTTTCAACGCCCGACGCCGCCAGCGAAGCGTTGGCCGCTGCGGCCTGTTCATGCCCGGCTTTACGGATACGGTCGGCTTCCACCCTTGCGGCTTTCTGACTCGCCTCTGCATCAGCTTCCGCCTGTGCTGCCTGATAGTTCGCCATTTTTTTCTGTTGCTGCCCGCTATACGCTGCGCCGCCGGCGGCCAGCACTGAGGACGCTATTACAGCGATTTCTACGCCAGTGCACATCGTTAAACCTCCATCGAATAAAGCAGGCCTGTTTGCTGCAGGCCGAGACGTGAATACAACTGGCCGGTGCGTTCTGCGTGCACCCCAGTGGTGATCCCCATGTTGATAACGGCGGCGCCGTGCTCTTTTGACCAGTCAATAAACGCGCGTGCCAGTCGCGGGCCGGCGCTGCCGCCGCGATGCTCTGGCGCGACAAATAAGCCATACTCGAAGGCCATCAACTGGCGGGAAAAAAACTGCTCGGCAATACCGCCACCAAGCCAGCCGATAACCTGCCCGTCTTTTTCGGCGACCAGCACACAACCAGACGGCGAATACATCAGGCTTTGCGCCAGTTCTGCGCATTTATCCGCATCAAACGGCGAGTTTTGCGAGTAACGGGACTCGAGATACATCCGGGTTCCCAACTCGATAAGCGCCGGGATATCCCCGGCTGTGGCGTTACGAATCATCATTAGCCCCCGTTGCTGGTAAATACGATGACAATGGCGAGAAGGTGGAACGGCAGCGGCTGGCGCTGCTGAATAGTCAGCGTGTCTTCTCCACGCTCCCAGCCAAGTTTTCCCCAGTAGTGATCGCCGGTGAATAACGGCGCCGGCTGGTTGAGGATTTTTGGCCCGAACGTGCGGAACGGGATCACCTGGCCGTTGCACTCGGCGCCAGTGGTTTCGAGGAAACGCATAGTGACTTCACTTGTGCGCTTGCGGGTGTTCTGCGTGGTGCCTTCAGACGTAGCGACTTCAGGTGTCAGCGTGGTAATGGTTGTTTCAAAGTGCAGGCCAATTTCGACTTTGTAGGCTTTACGCGATAGCGTGATTTGGCCGGATGATACGACCGCCTGCGGCATCACAGAGCCGTCTGCAACAATATCGACGGTCTCGCCTTCGAGGTGCGACAGGCCGCCCCATGTCGTTGCGCCAGCATCGCTGGAGCCCGTCACGGCTGCATCGGTGTACAGGGCGTTACTGAACATTTCTACATAGCGAACGGTCTGGCCATCGACCGTACGGCGCACAATGGCGTACACCACATCGTCAGTCGCTGAGGGAATAGTCGCTACGGACTCAAACGCACCACTGGTGATCTGCCGTGACCACGCGACAACGTTCTGCGCCCGGTCGATAGCCATCGTCACCATTACGCCATCATTGCGAACCAGCCAGGTAAACGCATCAGGTTGCTGCTGATACGCCATATCGATCACGCCGCCTTCTGTGATGTGTTCCGCCAGTACGGTCATATCGTTGGCCGAGTAGGCTACATAGCTGTCGGGGTCATAGGCGACAGCGTAGAGCTTACGGCCAGAACGCTGGACGAACATAATTTCGGTACCGACGCGCACCGGGCGGATCCCATTGCATCCGTACGGACTGGGATTTTTTACCGAAATATTGGTAGGCGTAATCGCCGCATCGTTGCCGGCGGTAATGGTAAACTCGCCGCCGTACGTCAGCGCAATTAGCGTATTCATCTGCGCGAGGTGCACAATCGGGTTGAGCTGGTCAGAAGACAGCGTAAAGCTGATCGCGTCGTCGTCGTCGGTTCCCAGCTCGAAGGAGAGATATACGCCCGACTCACTCCACCAGATAGTTTGCGGATACCGCGGCGAACCGGCCAGAACCAGCCTTTGCTGGTAAAGCGTTACTGCGCCCGGGTATCCAAATTCATCCGTCCAGACGGAATCCTCGCGAGTCCAAGCGCCCGGCGATGCCGCCTGCGTTGCGCTTAAATCGGTGCGAATGGTACCGACGGCAACCTGCGCACTAGTCACGCTTTTAATCAGCACCAGACCGCTGTTAATCCTGACGTACGAGCCCACATCTTCAGGCACCCAACCATCACCAGTAAACGGCGGCGGGTCTTCGCTACCTTCTGGCGGTTCTTCATCGCTCAGGGTCAACGTGATTTCAGAGCCGACGAATTCTTTCACCGATGGCTTGCACCATTTCTGCGGCGTGTCGCGCACTTCGTCGAAGGGTTCAACGATAAACGGCGCCGGTTCCAGTACCCAATCGGTTTGGCCGCGTCGCTGCAGGCGATACGGTTTAACGGCCTGATGCACCAGAAACATGGTATCAGCGCCCTGAACGTAATTTACCGATGGCAACATGTCAGAGGTGTACGGGCTGGCGATTTCGTACGGCGTGTTGTCGTCGTTCACCAGCTGCTTACCATCCTGGTAAATTCGCAGATAGCCGTCGCCAAACTCCAGAATGTACGCCTGCGTGCGATTGAAAACGTACGGAATGAGGCGGGATTTTTTATCACCGTACTTTGTGGCCGCTACGAACTGCGAGCCAGGGCGGCGCATTACCCCGCCCTGCACCACGACCACGCTATTTTCCAGCGTCTTCGCGCCGTTCGCATAGCGATCGATATCAACACGCCCCATTAGACGCGGGGAAATTTCGCCGGCGGTGAAGTTGGTTTTAATCAGATTGGCGCGCAATGTCAGAACCTCGATTCGTACGTTGGATAGCCGCCAAGCTCTTCCGGTGGGTCTTCCTGACCGTCCACGGCCTTTGCCTGCTTCAGCAGTACCAGCGATTCCTGGGCGAGACTGTCGCGCAGACTGGTAGAGCCGGTGACAGCATAGGCCAGCTTTGCCTGCATCATCATTTCTGCCACATCAACGAGCGCGGCATCCCAGGTGGATTCGTCTTCGTTGCGGAACACATAACGCAGCTTCAGTACCTGCACGTTCGCCAGTAGCCGGTTACCTTCTACGCGGTATGGGATATCGTCCCAAAGTTCACCAACGGACAGGACACGGAGAAGATCGCCGGGTAATGCAAACTGAAAACTAAAACCGAAAGCGGCCGCCGTACTGACCGGGGAGAGGACCACACGTTTTACAACGCAGTTCCACGGATGTGCGCGCAGCAGCTTATTGCGTACGGTGGGATAAAGGTTTGAGCACAGGCGGGCGTGATCGGTGTTTTCGTCGAAGCTGTTAATCGGGTGAGCACCGAGCGCCAGCAGTGCGTTAGAGCAGATAGAAATACTGTCAGCCATAGCCTTACCTCAGATGAAAAAAGGCCGGGGGATATCCCCCGGCAAAGGCACCAGCGGCTTTATGCTACGAAATCGATGGCGACTACTTTGTTTTCCGCTGCGCGGCCTGCGCCATAGGACGCATCGACGGAAATCTGAATGGTGTTGTTTTTATCGCGGCGCGGGCCAATATCGACGTTGTACTCTTCGCCGGTACCGAAATGCACTGCGGTTTTACACCAGGCAGCGGCGGTTTTGGTGGTAACCGCTGGATCACCTGCAGATGCAGAATCCAGTTTTTCGTAGGCCAGCCACTTAAAGCCCAGCCAGTTACCGGACACCGCACCTTCCTGCAGCATTTTCACCGCCATAAAATCAGCGCTGGTCAGCGTGGTATCGCTGAGAATTTGGGTCAGCATGTCGGCGTTATAGGTGATATACAGCTCTTCACCGTTCTGCTCGTCACACTCGTTACGGCGGAACATGGCTTTTGCGGCGATCAGCTTCGCTTTTGTCATCCCGGTACCGCCAGCAACGATTTTCTGCGATGCCGGCAGCGCAACCGGAGCGTATGCGCCAGTGTTGGAAGTTTTACGCAGAACGGTATCGAGCAGCGCTCGATAGATAACATCATCTTTTTTGCGGTTGGATGCGGCCAGCGTCAGCTGCAAATATGGCCCCTGCGGGTCAGCCAGCAGTTTGCGCAGGTCGCGCTTTTCCACCGGCACGAATACGCCATAGTCAGCCATCAGCGCATTACGGGTGCCGGCATCAGGCAGATCCCAGACGGTATCACCGAAACGCGTGGTGATCTGCTGCATCTCGATAGTACCCATATCGTTGATGGTGAACGACGCACCCGTGATATTACCACGGTCGTGAACAGCAGCTTGCAGGCGGGAATCCTTCTGCTGTGCGGCAATTTCGAAAGAATCATGGAACTGCTGTATAAACGCAGCGGTGATCATGTTCTTAGCGGTATCAAATGACATAATAATCACTCCAGAAAGTATCGCCTGCGGGGTATCGGTCTCCCGGCCCAAATCAGCACAATGCGGTTGGCGCTGGCACATTGCGGGAAAATCAGGTATCCGGCGTCCCCGCCGGGCTGGTTGTGGGATGATTGTTAGTGAGATACGCGGTCGGAATCCCGACCAAATTAATAGGAGGAAGCGTATGTGCTTATTTGAATTGCTAGCAGAAAGAGGGGTTAAGTCTTTTTTTTATTTTCCAGATGAGGCATCTCTATTTGATGTGAATGGAAGAAAACTTGGTACATTGCATCACAAAAAAGATGCATGGGTGATTTATCAGAGACCATTAGGGCCGGCATTAGAAGTTCACAAAAAAGCCATCATGATTGCAGATTTAGAAAGTTATGCAGATATCGGCAATAAATTTAGATGCCATAAGATAGTTGTGGATATTTCTGGAAAATTCTTTTTGCTGGTTCTTTTAGGTTGCACTGTTGATGCAATCGAAGCCCGCACTTAAGCGGGCAAACATGACATGTCACGCTACGGTTTGATCGCCGTAACGCTTCTGGTAGTACGCTTTCACCTGTGCAGATACGCGTTCATGGTCGGCATGCTTCGGATTCATGTACGCTTCAGACTTCATCAGGTCGCGGATGGTCTGCTGCTCTGCCGGGTTGCTTTCTGTGACCGCCGGCGCGTCTTCCTGCATTTCCGCACCAATTTTCGCCAGCATGCGGATCACCATCGGGTTATTGCCGATTTCATCGATGCGGCCGCGATCGCCTTCATCGGTCAGGGAATTGAACGCGCGGAAAGCCAGGCCGATATTCATGTTAAATTCAGCGTCAGTCTTCCAGACTTCGCGCAGCTGCGTGGTAGCGGATTCAGCATCAAGTTCCGCAGCACCGTTAACCAGCGACGGGGCGATTTGCGCATACTCGCTGATGATGAAACTCATCTGGTCGTTTGTGATCCCCTTGCCGTGCGCCGATTTCATAAACGACTGCATGCGCGGATCAGCTTTGAATTCTTCCCAGTTGAAGCCTTCTGCCTTTACCTCTGGGGCGTAGTCATCAGCAGTTTTTGGCGGCGTGCCGACGCTACCAAGGCGCTTTTCAAGCGATGTGTGAGCATCCGCCAGTTTGCGGGCAGAGCCTTCAATGTCGAGTTTTCCACCTTCGCCCATAACGCGGTATTTTTCAGGTATCCATTCATTCGCGCCCGGTTCGCCCGCGCCGGTACTGAGTAGTGAATTACCAGCAGGATTACCAGTACCCGGATTTTCAGCACCACCACCATTGCCACCATCATTGCCCCCTGTGCTGCCTGCTGGCGCTTCGGCGCCCTGCTCGGCGTTCATGAATAAGTATTTAATCTTCCACATCGTCGTTTACTCCATCTGCACGGTTGATTTGCATCAGAATGAAATCGAGCACGGCGCGTTGTCCGGCCCGGTAACAGGTTTCGCGATCGCCCTCGGCACCGCCTGGGACATACGCCGCACGCCCGAATCGGCGCGTTAATTCATCCAGCACCTGCGGCCCGCCTGGCATTTCCTCGAAAATGCGTTTGTAGTCCGCCGGTGATACTTGTTTAGAAATCATTAGCCCCCCGCTACTCGTTGGCCCAGCGCAGCGCCCACCTGCTGCCCTGCTGTAGTCGCCGCCTTGCTACCCGCCTGCATCATGAGCGCCTGCCCTGCTTGCTGCTGCTGCGCCTGCTGGCGCTGCTGGCGAAGTTGCTCGACCGCATCAGATGTACGGACAATCTTTGCCGGCACGCCCAGCGCATCCGCTATCACGCGAGTTGCTTCGTCGGTGTCGATGAGGTCGGTCACATCGGGTGATACCTGCGCCAGATTCGCCACATTCGCGCCAAGACGTTCAATGGCAGTGACATTCTCCAGCTGCTGCGCGCGGGCAAGCGGCGAGATGTAACGCACGTTGAAATTGGCGTTTTGCAGACTATCCGGCGCTGGCGGGAATACCCCAGCGCGATACGCCAGGCCAAAGCAGCGCTCTACCAGTGGTTGCAGGTATTCAGCCTGGAATCGGCCATAGACCGGGCCGAGCAGCTGACGGATCAGCGCCACACGCACATGCACTTCGGTTGCGGTCATCGCCGGGCCGTCCTGCGGTTGCAGCTGGTCGGCCATCATGATTTTGCGGATAGACGCCTGCAGGCGTTCTTCGGCGGTAAATGCCACATTGAAATCGGCGCCGGTTAGCAGCGGTTTCATGCTTTCGGTGCTGTTTGCCACGATGATGCGGCGCGGGCCAACTTTGACAGTACGCGGGTTAAGCACGCCGTCGTCTTCCGCAATCCACATCCCGGCGATCGCCAGATCCTGCGCGGCCTTCTCCATGCGCTTCGTTTCGTTCAGCTCTTTGCAGTCCGGCAGCGCGTCGTATACTGGGCCAATACCATACGGCGTGCCGGGAATTTTCATCCAGCGCGGTACGCAGCAAGGGAATTCGTGATAGCCAGATTCGCGTACAATGAGCTTGCCGCTCACTTCCACGTTGTACGATGCAAAGCGCAGGTTTTTAGCCAGGCGCGCATTCACCACGTAGTTTTCACGCGGGAAAATGCAGTGCAGGAAGTCGAATTTGTCATCCGGCTTTTTGGCGGCCGCATCGCGAATCTTTTTGCTGACCTTATCCGCGCCAAATTCTTTAATCGCCTGCTCTGCGGTGAGCTGGTAGCGGCGATAAATCGTGTCCACGATGCCATCACGGCGGGTGGATGTGACGTAGCACTGCGCCAACGGCCACTGCTGGAACGAGAATCCGCCCTCTTCGCGGTCTTCGTCGATGTACAGCGCGAACCAGCCGGCGCATACCACATCGAGATTAGCCTCGTAGCCTTCGGCGTCGAAGTTAGCGGCGTGGATATTTTCCCATACCAGCGTTGCGCAGGTAGACAACCACGCGGCGGCATCATCCGGCAGCGATTCGCTGTCAAGGTTCAGCCACTGTGCGTTTGCCGGAGTCATGCCGGACATGAGAGCAGACGCCAGCATGCGGGCGCTATCGGTGGCCGTGCCGTCCAGCAGCCGTGCCATCTTCGATTTTGCGCTCTGTGCGTCCAGCACCTCATCGGATAGCCCCGCGCCGCGCAGCGGATAGGTGTAGTCGTAGCATTCCCGCCAGACGCTTTCGTGCACCTGTCGGTTGGCTTTCAGCGTATCGGCACGCTTAACCAGCTTTACGGCGAGATCATCCATCGATTATGCCCCTAAGGTATTTTTTGCAGCTTGCGCGCCGGTAGACAGCAGGGAAGAACCTGTATCCGTAGCGCCTTCGGCACCGCTCGCCAGCAACGAGGAGCCTTTCTTGCGCTTCTTGCGCGCTGCTGTGTCGGCGTTTGCGGCCTTCGCTGCCGCATCGGCTGCTGCATCTGCCTCAGCCTGCGGATCCTGCTGTACGACTTTTGGTGCACTTCCTCCACACATAACGCAACCCCTTAGCCCGGCACATGCCAGCCGTTTTCGGTTAATACAGGTGCGCCGCGTACCGGCTGCGGCTTGCCCTCTTCGTTCGTCACCATTGCGCCCGTACCGCCGGTGGTGGCCTCAGTGGCTTTACGTACGAGGGTGAGAAACTCGAGGTTGTCGGTAAGGTTCTGGTCGGTCAGATCGGTAAAGCCCAGCTCTTCGAAGCGGGCAACGATGGTGGCGCCCTGCGCATTGAGCGTGGCGAGAATGGCGTTGCGTTCGGCCAGCGCCGTAGCGCCCAGCAGCGTCGCAACGTTCTGCTGCACCGTCGGTTCGGTAGTTTCAGCGTTCAGCGCTGCGCCGGTGGTGTCCTGCGGCTACGTGGTGTCCTGCGGCTGCGTTGTCTCCTGCCCCGGGGTCTCGATGGTTTTCTTCTGTCGTGCCATTGTGGTGGCTCCTGTGGAACGTGGAGCCTAGAGTGTGCGCGGGGGTGTTGGTCGGAATCCTGACCAAATGGATAATTTGTTAAAAAACGGCATGATTTAACATAATGTACGTTATCGGCACCACGCGATCGGCACTCGTTACCGATTTAGCTTGAAGAGGTTATTTGTTGCGGTTTGCTGGCGGGAAAGTGTGAAAATCGACTGCATAAATCGTGCATAAAACAGGGCGGTTTTTGCATAGCGTTTTTAGTCGGTGAACGCCCTGTTTTTGCAAGTTTTCATGTTCACATGCGCTTTGTGCGCCAGGCGTAAACGAATCGCCGTGATGTGACCTGCGCTGGCAACTCGGAGCGCGGGCGCTGTGTGACGTAACACCAAAAGTCAATCAGCGCTTCGCCCGTGTGGTGGTTTGGTGCGGCGCCCTGCTTCCAGCCGATGATAGCAGACTTCGATACGTCCAGCTCGCGGGCTATCTCCTGCAGCGGTATCCCCGTTCTGGTTATGTCGCTGATAACGCGGAACCAGTCTGTTTTAAACGTGGCGACGACTGGCATAGGCCACCTCGCAAAACGCGCGCGCACGCGAGCATAGAGAGCGGTTTTGTTGAGAATCCGGCGCCGCTGAATCGCCGTTGAGGGCGTTAATTGGTGATTTCATATCGCTACCCGCAATAAATTACATGTTCGTAGGTAGACAACCTGTGACAACCTAGACAACCATTTCCAAACCTTTCCCCCAATCGACTTATATATATATATGGGGTTTTTAGTAAATAGGTTGTCTAGGTTGTCTTATCTGTCTTTTTCAACCATTTTCATATAGTTAAAATAAGACAACCTATAGCGTTAGGTTGTCTTTAGGTTGTCTATTGCTTAATAAAAACTCGTTGTTGCTTACCGTCGATAGTCTCGCGGCTGGGTTTGTACCCACAATTTTGCAAAACTCCACTAATTCGCATTTGTTCGCGTCTTGAAACTTGCTTCGGGTCTAACCCGATTGCATCGCGCAACACGTCGCTAGCGCGTAAAAATTCACAATTTCGCGGAATGTCATTAGTCATCAGGTCAGGTGTATCGAGCCATTTCTCGACCGTCTCGAGCCACGCGTCCTTAATGGTGTACTGCTCATGGACACTCGCGCCGAGGCGTTCAGCGTCGCGGAACTGGATACCGCCGAGGCGCTTAAACGTCTCGCGGGCTTCAGCCCACAGCAGCAGCAGGTCGCGCTTAACGGCCTGTACATCAACGCTGGAGACCTCGACAGGCAACCACCGGCGGTTACCGGTTTTATCCGCGAGGAACTCGTCTTCGTTGGTGGTACCGATGAACACCAGGCGACGCGGGAACTGTGTAGCGAACTCCCGGTATTTGGGGATCCAGTTCTCATGCGTACGCGTCACGAAAGCCTTGATGGATTCCAGCTCTTTGGTGTTAAGGCCGCGCAGCTCGCCAATCTCAGCGACAAGTCGCCCGCGCATCTTGCGCGCGAGGTCGTCGTCTTTCTCAGCGAACGATATCTCTGTGAAGAAAGCAGAATCGGGGCTGAGCGCCTCCACGCCTGAGGACTTGCCGCAGCCCTGGCGGCCGACGAGGATAGGCACCATATCGGCTTTGATGCCGGGCTCCAGCACTCTGCCCGCCAGCGCCGTCCACATGTACATGGATACCGCGCGAGTGTACGGCGTATCGGCGGTACCGAAGTGGGTGTGGTAGAAGTGTTCGATGCGCGGTACGCCGTCCCATTCCAGCCCATTCAGCCAGGTGGTCGCAGAATCGAAAGGTTGTTCGTCAGCGGCCAGCAGTACCACGTCGCGGATAAGCTCGCGCCCTACTGCTTTAAAGCCGCGTTTCTCCATCGTGATACGCAGGCGTGCGTAATCCGGGTCGGTGAACGCCTGCCACTGGCCGGACCCCGCCGGCGCGAACATGATTTCATCGCGGAACTGATCGAAACGAATATCGATATCCACGAAGTCAGGACGCACAACCGCTTTGGCCGCGTTGCTGATGGTGGCCTCGATGCGCCCCCATTTGTCACGCTCGAACGCCGGCAGCGGTAACGGCTCAGCTACTTCGCTGCTAGTGAGGTCTTCGAAATCGTCGTTACGGATGCCGATAGCATTCAGGTAATCACCATCGTTGCGGTGGGCGCAGCTGGCGTGCAGGCACTTGAAATGGCCAAGGTCAAAACCAGCGGTACCCGCCGGGAAGTAAACCGTACTGGTCGGGTCGCCGCTGGTGCTGTGTCCATCCTCGAACGGGCAGCGGATGTAACGCTCGCCGTTGGTACCGTCCAGCAGAGTCCAGCCGTTGGCGTCCAGGTATTCCGCCGTTTCGTCGGTGGCGCCGGGCGTGAAGGTTGAGCGGTCGCGCATCTTACTGCTGCCCGCTTCGGTGGTGACAGATACAGGGAGCACGTCGGCCAGTTGCTGCCACAGCGTTTCGAGCTGGTCAGTCGCCACCGCCGGCGGATCATGCGGCAGCTCGTTATCCCATTCGATACGGGCGCCACTGCTGTGCGTACCGCAGGCTACGAATTGTTGACCGTTGGCCAGCAGCTCGATAATGCCGAGTTCGCCCTCGAGGCGGTGAATGCGTTTGCGGAAATCACCTTCCACGCCCAGCAGGTACAGGCATTTGTTGCTGTTTGCACGCCAGCGCCGCGGCGGAACGACGCCCAGCAGTTGCGTGAGCAGGTCGCGGATCTTTTGCTGCACGTCGGCGTCTTCACTGTCGCAATCCAGCGCCAGCCAGCCGTTACCCGTACGAACGCAAATCCCGTAATCAGGCTCTTTTGACCAGCGCGCAAAGTCGTGTTCAGTCACAACATGTTCTGTCCAGTCTTTGATACCAGTAGCCAGGTGGTCGCGGTTATACAGGCTCGGCGTTTTGCCCAGCGCTTTCAGTTTGCTGTTGGGGGAAATGGCGGCGTTCGGATTGCACACGACCGGCAGCAGCTGGTCGGTACGGCCCAGCACCAGATCGAAGTGGAACCATTCATCAGGCGTCGCCCCCCAGTTTTTCATCTCTGGCATGGGTTACGCCTTATTGTCGGTAGGTTGGCCGTGGAGAAGCCAGTTAGGGTCACATTGAAGCGCTGCGGAGATCTCCAGCAAATAACGAGGGCGGGAGATTACCCCACTCTCTATTCTGTTAATCGCCTGCTGGCTAACCCCGGTGAGTTCAGCCAATGCGACTTGTGTCATGTTGAGCTCTTTACGTCGCTCTTTTACTCGAGTTGCCAGGGTCATAGTTGTCACCTCTTACAATTTTAGTGGTATTTAGCAACAACTAATGATGTTTGTCAAATACAACAAAAATTGTATTTAATAAAAGGAGGTCATAATTTCAACTCTTATAAGGTATTAAAAATGTCTCTCGCAGCACGCTTCAAAGCCCGCCGTATCGAACTTGGAATGACTCAAACAGAAGTCGCAAACGTAGCTGGAGTAAGCCAGCAATCAATCGAGTCCATTGAGAGCGGGAGAACGCGAAAACCGAGAAACGTACTGGAGTTGGCAAAGGCGTTGAAATGCAGTCCAGACTGGTTGCTGAACGGTAAAAACATTATGCCGCTGGCAGAGGTCAGCACTCGCCGCATACCTATACTCAGCTATGTACAGGCCGGGCAATGCACTGAGGCAAGGAACTACACCAATATGGAAGGCGAGTTCGAATACGTTCTCGCGGATGCCGATGTGCCGGAAAACTGCTTCGCCTTACGCATAGACGGCGACAGCATGCAGCCAGAATTTAAAGAGGGCGACATCGTTATCATTGACCCGGAGCTGTGCCCTGCGCCAGGCGAATTCGTCGTTGCCAAAAATAACGGGCATGAAGCAACCTTTAAGAAATACCGCCCGTTAGGTATCGGGATAGAAGACTTCGAATTGGTACCGCTTAACCCTGATTATCCTGTATTACGCAGCGCGGAGCTGCCGTTACGCGTTATTGGCGTAATGATTGAGCACCGCATATACCGCCGTAAACGCTAATAAATCCCGCCACTTACGAGGGCGTAAAGCCCTCCACTTCACCTATCCGCAAAATTTTACCAACTAAATTTCATTAAATATCAATTAATTGGTATTTTTTGCGCACTTAAATACCACATTTGTGGTTTACTAAATACAATTCAAATTGTACATTTACAGTAAATGAAGTACCGCTCTTTAACAAACAGAACCGCGTGACAGGCAAGCCGCTGTGCTCCTGGCAAAACGAAATAGCACCCGATGGGATCGAGGTAAGCGCCGAGTCCGTATGCGTACGGTAAGCGTAGAGGACGACACCGCAGCGAGCTGACAAGTCACGCAAGTTGAAACGCCCCGACGATGGGGCGTGCAGTGAGCTTATATAGCGTCATTTCGGCGCTTCATTAAGCCCATTGCATTGCTGTGTGTAGTCTTTGCCCGCCTCCCATAGCGGGCCTTTTTTCCTGTCGGAAAGCGCATCCACAAAGGTGCTATACCTCCCCGCTGGCACCGGGTGCGCTCCCCCACACGAAAAGGAGCACTACCCATGAAACCTGAACACCTCCACCGGCTGACGGGGCGCGATGTGCTCCGCTGGCGCCGTAAACATTTCGACGTCATCACCGGGCTGGCTATAGCACTCGCGTGCGGCCTGACCGTTTCCTTAATCCTTCTTATCGCGAGGACTGCCGCATGAGCCTTGAACAAAATCTCGAACTGAACAACCAGCTGCTGACCAAGCAAAACTCGCTGTACGAACGCAATATCGCGCTGCTCGAACGTCTGGTGCAGTCGCTGGCGTCTGGCGTTGCGCTGAAACCCGACACCGTGGCGCGGGTGCAGGAGTACCGCGAAACGGTCACCGAATCGAAAACCGCGCTGACGCTCGACGATCTGCAGTTCGGCGACGTTATTGCGCTGGCGGCGTTCTACCCGGTACCGCAGCAAATCACCGAAGACATGCTGCAGCGCGCCATTGATTACCGCGATGCCGAAGCTGACGCGCGAGTAGTGAAGATTGATGCACTGGACAGCGCCCTGCAGGGTGTGAAGCGCGCTAAAGCGCTACTGAAACCCGCCCTACTCGACCTCTCCCGCAACGTTCTTAAGTACTGGGACGACCTGCCAACCATCGGCGAACGCCGCAGCTTTGCCGAGCGCCTTCTCGACGCCGCACCTACCGAGCGCGACGCGGTGAAGCCGAAGAAAGCCAGCGATAGTGATAAGGCTGAAGAACGCACCGGGCCGTTCTACTGCAAAAACGTCAATGGCTCCGCCGCCAGCGAGCTCCATACCTTACGCAAGCTGAACGAACTACTTAAAACGGGCCATATCGAGATCACCAGAGTGGAATACCTCCAGTTGCAGGAAGAATTTGAGCGTAAAAACGCCGCAAAAGGTGGTAACGAAGCAGGTAGCGAAGTTAAGGAAAAGAGTGGCGAAGAGACTGATTTTGCGGCGCTGCGTAAACAGGCCGAAGAGTGCATTAAAACACTGTGCAAAGGCGGTTATCGCGCTGAGGCCGTCGGCCTCCTGGACAGCCTCGGCGCGAAAAAGCTGGGCGAAGTGGAAGACAAAGACCTCGCTGATCTGATCGCCAAAGCCGAAAAAGCTCTGGAGGGCTGATTCATGCCAGACGTTCACGCAAGATTATCACCATCATCAGCGCATCGGTGGATGCGCTGCCCCGGAAGCCTGGCGCTCGAGTCAACGCAGCCGGATAAAAGTTCCTCATTTGCAGAAGAAGGTACAGCTGCGCATGCACTTGCCGAAAAGGTACTGCGTAACCGTCAAAGCCACCCGGAATACTATGCGGGTTGCAATGTCGAAATGTTCCTCGGCTCCTATCCACTTGCTGAGCACGCTGATGATACTTCCGGTCCGCAGGTGGATGAGGAAATGGTCGAAGCTGTAGGCCACTACGTCGAAACAGTCTGGACACTGGCCGAGGGTAACGAGCTGATGGTCGAACAGCGCGTCGACTTCTCGCATATCGTCGGCGTGGAAAACTCCTTCGGTACCGCTGACGCCGTTGTCATCGTCGGCAACGAGCTGCAGATCCACGACCTGAAATATGGCCGCGGCGTGCAGGTTGACGCCGAGCAGAACGAGCAGTTGCAGCTGTATGCCCTCGGCGCGCTGGAGCAGTTCAACCTTCTGTACGAATTTGACAGCGTACGCCTGTTCATCCATCAGCCGCGGCTGAACCACGTATCAGAATGGGCTTTATCTGTGGAAGAGCTGGAGGCATTTGGCCAGCGGGCGCAGGAAGCAGCAGCAAACGTGATCGTGATGTTCAACATCGCGGAATGCGAAGGCGTGAATACTCTGCCGCTGGAGAACTTCACACCCGGCGAGAAGCAATGCCGGTTCTGTAAAGCCAGCGCCATTTGTACCGCGCGCGAGCAGTTCCATATGCAAACCGTCACCGGTGAGTTCGACGATCTGACAGCACCGATTAGCGAGCAGGTCACCAACGCCATAGCACGTGTACCGATGCTCACCAATGAACAGCTGTCTGAAATCTACGGACAAGCGGATTTTCTCGAATCCTGGCTAAAGGCCATCCGCGACCGGGTAAACAGTGAACTCAACGCCGGGCACCCAGTACCAGGGTTCAAGCTGGTAACCGGTAAGCAGGGTAATCGTGCATGGCGCAATGAAGTTGAAGCCGAAGAGCTGCTGAAATCTTTCAGGCTGAAACAGGATCAGATGTACAGCCAGAAGGTCATAAGCCCGACGCAGGCCGAAAAGCTGCTGAAGAAAGAAAGCCCACGCCGCTGGACGAAAGTCGAAGCGCTGATAACCCGCTCTGATGGTAAGCCCACCATCGCGCCAGAATCCGACCCGCGCCCCGCGCTCAACGTTAACCCTGTAAACGATTTTGACGACGTGTCCGAAGATGCGATCGCCGCTGACCTCATTTGATTTAAGGAACAACACCATGAAAGTTAAGTTAAACAACGTTCGCCTGGCCTTCCCTGCTCTGTTCGAAGCCAAAACTGTAAACGGCGAAGGCGATCCGCGCTTCTCGGCGGTCTTCCTGATGGACCCGAAACACCCGCAACTCGAAGAAGTTCGCAAAACGCTTAAACAGGTGGCAAAAGAGAAATGGGGCGAGAAGTGGGAAACCATCTACAGCCAGCTGGAGAAAAAGCTCAACCTCTGCCTGCACGACGGCGACGAGAAAGCCGAGTACGAGGGCTTCCCGGGTAATTTCTTCCTGAATGCGGCTAACAAAGCCCGCCCTACGGTCATTGACCGTGACCGCACCGCGCTGATTCAGGCCGACGGCCGCCCGTATGCCGGCTGCTACGTCAACGCCGTGGTGGATATCTGGGCGCAGGATAATAATTTTGGTAAGCGCATCAATGCATCACTAAGTGGCGTCCAGTTCCTGCGTGATGGTGACGCGTTCGCTGGCGGCGGCGTGGCCACCCCGGACGACTTCGACGATATCAGCGAAGGCGCCGACGCAGAAGGTCTGGTTTAAAGACTATAACTCCGCCTCGGATGTTACTGGGTGCGGAGTTATATCCGAAATCACAGCATCAATATTATGCCGTTTGATTCTACCAACTTCATAAGCATAACTATCATCCATTTCTTTTTTAATTTCCTCAGTCATTTTTAGTTCAACCTTAAAATATTTCTCTGCCCAAATAAGCCAGTTTATCCTATTTTGAATCTTCACATTCAGTTGTCTAAATAAGTTGATAGATTTCTCTCGCTCACTCTGAAACTTTAGAAATTTCCGCGTAGACACTGGGATTCCTTTTATGTAACAAACTTCCACGCCATCTTTATGTGAATAAGACCAATGAGCGCTATAGACAGTATCATTCATCGCCAGAGCACGCTGGCAATCTGCAACCATAACCCAGAACTTAGGATTAATGATATTATTTTCGATAAATTTCAAAATAAAATGATCACGAAATACTAATGCTATCGGCATTAAAATATACACTCCCAAAAAACCCAAAGCGGCCATAAGGACTGTTGAAAAAGATATTGTTAATTCCATTTCATGACTCCGAAGGTTAAGTATGGATAATATACTATGGGGCGACCTGGAAACCTATTGCGAAATCCCCATTAACAACGGTACCCACGCTTATGCGGAGGGCGTCGAAGTAATGTTGTTCGCCTGGGCTATCGGTGACGAGCCGGTTAGCGTCTGGGATCTGACTGCCGGCGAACCTATCCCCAGCAGACTGCGCAAGGCTATTGCCGACCCAGACACCATTCTGTTTTTCCACAATTCGCACTTTGACCGCACGGTGCTGCGCAATGCTATGCCGGAGTTAGCGCCACCAGTTGAACGCTGGCGCGACACAATGGTGCAGGCGCTGGCGCACAGCCTCCCCGGCGCGCTGGGGGCACTCTGCGAAGTGCTGGGCGTTCCGCAGGACAAGGCGAAGGATAAAGAGGGTAAATCGCTGATCCAGCTCTTCTGTAAGCCCCGCCCGAAGAACAGCAAGCTGCGCCGCGCAACAAGTAAAACGCACCCGGTAGAGTGGCAGCGGTTCGTTGCCTACGCCGGGCTGGATATTGAGGCAATGCGCGAAGTCTATAAGCGGTTGCCAAAGTGGAACTATCAGGGCGCCGAGCTGGCACTGTGGCATCGCGACCAGCGGATCAACGACCGCGGCGTATGCATGGACGTGCAGCTCGCGCAGGCTGCTATCGAAGCGGTAGATCTTGAACAGAAGCGACTGGCAAAGCGCACGCAGGAAATGACCGACGGCGAAGTGCAGGCGGCCACACAGCGCGACGCGATGATTAAGCACATTGTCGAATCGTACGGCGTCGAGCTGCCGGATATGCAACGCAGCACACTGGAACGTCGCATCGCTGACCCTGATCTGCCGTCGCCAGTGAAAGAGCTGCTGGTTATCCGCCTGCAGGCCAGCACCACGAGCACCAGTAAGTACAAATCGCTGATGAAGGGTATCAGCAGCGACGGGCGTCTGCGAGGTACGCTGCAATTCTGCGGCGCATCACGAACCGGGCGCTGGGCCGGGCGGCTATTCCAGCCCCATAACCTGCCCCGCCCGACGCTCGAGCAGGAACGCATCGATGAAGGCATCGAGGCGCTTAAATCCGGCTGCGCCGATCTGCTTTTCGATAATGTCATGGAACTGACCAGCTCGGCGCTGCGCGGTTGCATTATGGCGCCGGCGGGTAAAAAGCTGGTTGTATCTGACCTGTCGAACATCGAAGGCCGAAAGCTGGCCTGGCTTGCCGGTGAGCAGTGGAAGCTGGCCGCCTTCCGGCAGTATGACGAAGGTACCGGCCCTGACCTTTACAAACTGGCCTATGCCAAAGCGTTCAACACCACCCCGGGGGAAGTGACCAAATACCAGCGCCAGATCGGCAAGGTGATGGAACTGGGCCTCGGCTTCGGTGGCGGCGTCGCGGCGTTCCTGACCTTCGTGCTGGTCTATGGCCTCGACCTCGAAGAGCTGGCAACCGCCGCGCTGCCGAATATTCCGCGCGATGTTCAGCGTGAAGCTAAGAGCTGGTATGACGAATCAGTGAAGCGTAAAGCGACGTACGGGCTATCGGAGTGCGTATTCATCGCATGCGATTCACTTAAGCGCCTGTGGCGCCGGGCGCACCCGGAAACGTGCGATTTCTGGTACCAGCTCGAGCGTACCGTCCGCGCCGCCATTGCTACCCCAAAGAAAACACTCTATTGCGGCTATCTGAAAGTGCGCCGCGATGGCGCATGGCTGCGTATCCAGTTGCCGTCCGGGCGCGCACTCTGCTACCCGTCACCGTCGATTGAGAAGGGAAACATCACCTATATGGGGATTAACTCCTACTCGCGGAAATGGCAACGGCTCAAAACCTACGGCGGAAAGCTGGTCGAAAACGTCACACAGGCCGCCGCCCGCGACGTTCTGGCCGGGAATATGCCGCTGATCGAGAACGCCGGATACAGCATTGTGCTCACCGTGCACGATGAAGTTATTTGCGAAACGCCGGACACCGACGACTACACCGACGCCGCGCTCTCTTCCCTGCTCTCCACTAACCCCGAATGGGCGCCCGATATCCCGCTGAACGCTGGCGGCTTTGAGGCGTATCACTACCGTAAGGATTAACTGAACGCTGTCGTTGCTGCTTTGCTAAATATTGCTTATTTTATAGGAAAATAATGATGCAGGAACTCAATGAAATGGCTCTCAAGTATCCACACCCTGTCGAAACTTTTCGTCAATTTTTAATCGAATCCGGCTTTGATGTTACCGGAGAAGAAAACAAAGGAGGTCATGATTGTTATCGTTTAAGTAATGGTGCCATCATTACGCTTTACCGCACCGGAACGATTTTGATTCAAGGCTCACAAGAGGCAAAACCAGAGGTTGAAGCCATTATTAATGAACATTTGGGTAACGCGCCAGCCCAACGGGGTCAGCCGACTCAAGCTCAAGAGCCAGCCAAAAAGATTTTCATTGTTCACGGTCACGATCATGCAGCAAAGGAACAACTCGAGTTGATCCTTCATAAACTCGGATTGCCAGACCATTTCATTCTGCAGAATACCGGAGGGACTGGTCTCACGATCATTGAAGAACTAGAACGTGAAATTGGACAAGGGCAAACCGCCACCCGTTTCGGGATCGTACTCCTAACTCCAGACGATATGGGCTATTCAAAGCGCGCCGGTGAAGCTGAAATACAGCCTCGCGCAAGACAGAACGTAGTACTTGAGATGGGGATGCTTCTTTCTTCCTTAGGACGTAGCAATGTTGCTATTTTGCAGAAACAGCATTTAGAACAACCTTCAGATGCAAACGGAATCTTATATCTGAATTTTAACGATCATGTACGAGAAACCGTGCCTCGGTTGGTACAACGTTTGCAAAATTCAGGTTTTGAATTCACGCAAGCTCAAATAGCGAACGCTTCATCTTAATCAATTTTCCTAAAAAATAAAAAACCCTGCACTTGCAGGGTTTTTTATTTGAGGTAACCCTATGGCATTCACATACAAAGACAGCCCGCTGTATTACCAGTCTGCGCGGGAAGCCATTCAGCTGGAAAAAGCTGGTGAATACGACCGCGCGGCGAAGGTATGGGCGAAAGCCAACCGTGAATCGCGAAATGATCTTAACCAGGAGTGGAGCGAACGCCGTTCCGACTTCTGTCTGATGCAAAACATGCGCGAACGGCGCAAGGCGGTGGACGATGAGCTATCGAGGTAAGGTTTTGCTATTACTGCTGGTTCTGATCACATGCTTCTGGACCCTGTTGGCATGGGCTATTGCGGAGGTTTTGTAATGGCCTACGAACGCGAGAGCATTATCGAAAAGCACCTCGCCGCTGCGGTGAAAGCCGCCGGCGGGATTGCCTATAAATTCGTATCACCCGGGCGCCGTTCGGTTCCCGATCGCATCGTGCTGCTACCCGGTGGCCGTATCGTTTTCGTGGAGTGCAAAGCACCCGGCAAAGCACCACGCGCCGACCAGCTGCGCGAGCATGAACGGTTGCGCGCGCTGGGCTTTAACGTGGTGGTGCTGGATAGCAAAGATATGGAGGGAGTTATTTAAAATCCCGGTTGAAGAAACAGTCTCGAATTTTAATTCCTTCAGTTTTAGTTTTAACTGGAATTAACTCTCCTACAGACGAGCTATCCTTAAGTAAAAAACTAACACCATTAGCATTGCATGTACCAAAAATTAAACGCCCACCACTCGAGCTTAAAAGCACGTATTGCGCATCCTTTTCCAGATGAAAATATCTAACTTTCGCATATGAGGAAAACGTTCCAATTAGATTGGGAATGGAGTAAATCGCGAACGCTAAAAGCACTATCGCAAACATTCCCAACTTTGGATGCCTAACCTTATCAAAATACGAAAGTAAAGTATAAAAAGTCACAGCAGGTATAATTGGATAACCAACTATAGTCGGTAAACTTATGGCTTTCCCGTTCGCAAAAAAGGTGAAAGGGTTAGCAAAAGAAAATATAACACCGTATATAAAAAATAAAAACAACAAAAAAACCAAGGACAGCCAACCGCTACTAATACTTTTTTGTGGCGTTAAAAACAGCGGAGTTAACATAATCAGCGCAAGAGTAAAAAAAAGAGCAAACGTTCGCAATAAAGTATCTAAATCAAATGCAATGTATTCTTCCGGGTACCCGTAATAGTTTGCTAAAGACAACTGATAGTAGTAAGACATTAAATAACCAATTGATGTCAAAACCGCTATTAATGGGAAATTACTTTTTAGAATCTTCTTTATTTCTTCCATAGCCGAATCAGCCTTGCGATGAATGTAAATACGAATAATAGCATAGGAAACTAGCTTGAAAGCATTAAGTAAACAATTTATCCCCCGCCCTTACCAAGACCTCATTATCAACCACGAAATCGATATCGAGCGCTGCAACATATGGGCGGGTATGGGTATGGGCAAAACGGTAGCGACGCTGACCGCGCTGGAAGATCTCTTCATGTGCGGCGTAGAAACACAGCCGGCGCTGGTACTGGCGCCGCTGCGCGTGGCGGCCAGCACATGGCCTGATGAGGCTGTAAAGTGGGGCCACCTGCGCAACATCGAAGTGCAGCCGATTGTCGGTAGCGCCAAAGCGCGCGCTGCGGCGCTGGCAAACAGCAACGCCAGCGTGTTCACCATCAACTACGACAATCTGGTGTGGTTGGCCGAAGAACTCTGCGGCCGCTGGCCGTTCGCTACCGTCATCCCTGACGAAAGCACCCGGCTTAAGTCTTTCCGACTGCGCGGCGGTGGTAAACGCGCGGCGGCGCTCGGCAAAGTGGCACACAAGCACGTGCGCCGCTGGATGAACCTCACCGGCACACCGGCGCCGAATGGCCTGGTAGATTTGTGGGGGCAAGCGTGGTTTGTCGATCAGGGGCAACGCCTTGGTCGCACGTACGGCGCGTTTACCTCCCGCTGGTTTAACTCGATACAGTTCCCCGGCCAGAGCTGGACAAAGCTGGAGCCGTTCTCGCATTCGCAGGACGAAATACAGCGCGCACTGGCTGATGTGACTATCTCGCTGGATGCCGCCGACTGGTTCGATATCAAAGAGCCCATCCATAACGTGATCCGCGTGGACATACCACCAAAGGCGCGCCAGCAGTATCGCGAGATGGAAAAAGAAATGTTCCTCGAGCTGAACGGCGAAGGCATCGAAGCGCCGAACGCTGCGGCAAAGACAGTGAAGTGCCTGCAAATCGCCAGCGGCGCGGTCTACACCGACGACGGCGGGAACTGGTCAGAACTCCACGACGCGAAGCTGCAGGCGCTGGACAGCATACTCACTGAAGCAGCTGGCGCACCGGTGCTGGTTGCCTACCACTGGAAACACGACCTCGAGCGGTTACTTAAAGCATTCCCCCGCGGCCGCCATCTTGACCAGGATCCGCAGACGCTGCGCGACTGGAACGCCGGAAAAATACCAGTGTTATTTGCCCACCCCGCCAGCGCAGGCCACGGCCTGAATATGCAGGACGGCGGCAACATACTGGTGTTTTTCTCGCACTGGTGGGATCTGGAGCAGTACCAGCAAATTATCGAACGTATCGGGCCAACCCGGCAGATTCAGGCCGGACACAACCGCCCGGTATTCATACACCACATTATCGCCGCCGGCACTATGGATGAAATGGTGATGGAACGGCGAAACTCAAAACGTACAGTGCAGGATATCCTGCTCGATGCCATGAAAAAAAGGGGCCAGTAGGCCGTAGGAGGTGGTTAGTGGCCAGCATTGAAATGATAACCGAGAAAGAAGTGATGCAGATGATGCGCATTTCATCGCGTATGACCATATGGAAATATACCGAGCGTTATAATTTCCCAAAACCGATACGCACCCACCCCAAACAATACCTGCTGTCTGAGGTGGAAGCATGGATCTTAAACGGCGGTATCAACCCGAAATCTTCTTGA